CCTTTGGCATTGGGACCTGTTACATTTTGAATACGTTGCTGGAAATCGTGTGAGTCTTTACTGGGATCTGATCCCATAGTTTTAGTTAAAGACCTGTCACTTCTAATATGATTATCATATCCAGATGTTCCCCAAGCAGGATCATACTTATCAGTGGTCTGAGCTTGAGCACCACCTGCACCTAATGCAGCAGCACCGGCAAGTGCGGCACCTGCTACTTTTTGTTTCCAACCTTCATCAAAGTTGTCCTCTGCTATTTCACTTTGTCCAGGTTTAATTATTGTCACAGCGCCTGACTTGTTAGCGCGAGTAGGGCGTGTCCAAGCAGAACCTTTTGCGGTCAGTTGTTGTAGGTACTCACCCATGCGGCGTTCAATGCTATCCAACTGTTGCATCGATGTGTAGCTGATGTTTAAGTCGTTGATCATGTCTTGCATCATCTGAGATTTAGTTGCAATCTCATCTGCACCACCGACTTTGTTAGCTGCTCTAGTAGCCTTTGGTTCCATTTTGCTAATGCTTTTTAACAGACCCTTAATGTTTTTCAACTTTGCTATTTTGTTTTGCAGTTCGCCGTGTGATACTGAACGTGGACGTCCTGGTCTATCAAAGTTAATAGGAGTATCACCAGATGCAACAGGGGCAGCAGAAGGTGTTTCACCTTTTAGACCCTTTAACCATGCATCTGCTTCTGCACGGTCAATATCAGTAGGAACACTAGGTTTTTGACCGCCGACCTTGGGCAATTGCGATTTAATGCTTTGCAACTTAGACAATTGATCTGGTGCTAATATTTCGTCAAGCTGATCGCTTTCCAGAGTATAACCCATTCCTGAGTTAGACCCTGTTGCACCGTAGCGTCGAATAGTTTCTTCGAGATAGTCTTTTAGTGTTTTCATTTTTTATCGTACTGTTTATACATATTCCATAAACGTGTTTTAGCTTGTTCTGTGACTTTTTCTGCTCCAGCCATTACACCTTGGCGACTATTTTGTCTGTTGATAACTGGAATAGTAGTCTGTCCAGTTGTCTTGGGACCATTTAGGCCACCTGACAATGTTTTTGTCATGTAATCAGCATCAGTATATTCTTCATCCGGACTGTTAGCTAAATCACGCTCGGTAGTAATATCAAAGTCGCCGTATGCTTCTTCAACGTGATCTGCACCACAAGCATCAACTTCGTGTATACCACCACAATCTTGGCATACTGAGCTATAGCCTTCGCTTGAGAACAAACCGGCCATTTTAAGCAGGTCACCTAACTTATCTGCATCTTCATCTGATGCAGTAACAGTAACACTTTTCTTGCCGTCACTATCTTGGCTAGTATTCATGTTAATGCTTTCATGTAGCTGCGATTTTAACGATTTATTAAATGCAGATTCATATACGCCAGTTCCCACTTTCATACCACTGGATTTCTTTGGCTTATCAGCAGATTCATCCTTAGATTCTTTTTCATCTTCTGAATCCTTAGATTCTTTTTTATCATCTGAGTCATCCTCGTCGTCCGAGTCATCGTCTGATTCTTCGTTATCATCTGATTCTGCATCGTCGCTCTTGCCAAAGTCAGGCTTTTTATCTTTCTTAGGCTTGTTGTCGGAATCATCATCTTCTTCTGAATCGTCGTCGGATTCTTTGTCGTCTGAATCGTCGTCTTTGTCTGCAATTCCAGCACGGCTCTTCATAAGTTTCAGTTCTTTATCATCTGAATCTTTATCTTCTGAGTCATCATCTGACTCTTCACTGTCATCAGATTCTTCGTTGTCGTCTGAACCAGGCTTCTTATCTGCCCAATCTGGTACGCCATCGCCGTCATCATCTGGCTTATGCTTGCCGTCTTTCTTGGCAAAATTTGGCTTACCGTCTTTGTCAGCTTCATCCATAGCTGGTTGTCCGGCTTTTACATTAGCAAACAGTTCACCAATGACTTGTGCAAGATCACTAATATTGTCGTTGCCACTTTGCCAGTAAGACTTATCTTTAGCACCTTTTAACTCGCCTTCGCCCCAACGTGCTGTTTCTGGATCACGTTCGTCAAAGTCGATATCAATAAATGCTGTGCCACGCGGAGTTTGTTTAGTCCACATGTAACCTTCTTCGGTTTTACTGCCTGTATACCCACGCTTCTTCATAATAGCATGAACAGCTTTACCTGCTGCTTTCCATGCTGCTTCGTGACTACCACTGCTGGCTTCTGCAAATGTCTTAGCGCCTGGGGCCGGGGCCATGCCGCCTGCTACTGTACCGCCCATGCCATTTTCTTTAACTTCTGGCTCGGGTTGCTTTGATAATCTATCGCCAGCTCTCATTAAACCACCTAGTCTTTGTCCAAACTTACCAGATCCAGCCGGAGTTACTACTTGAGCACCTGCAGATGCGGCTGCTTTATCTTGATATGATTTAAGTGTATCTGGACTTAGTTCATTAACTTCGTCGCGTCCCAATGGTGCATCGCCGCGGGCTTTACGAACACCTGCTGGAATATCTGAACGACGTGGGCCACCTTTTGCAGGTTGTTGTTGTACGTTGCGGCTGTTAGTGCGTGTGGCTGCTGCTCGTTTCATTTGAGACATTTTTTGTTGATCAAGTTGATCTGGTGTTGCACCTTCCTCTGTAGGATGGCGCAGCTTGTTTAGTACTGCACCAGCAATGCGTTGGCCTTTTTCGCCACCACCTGATGATTTAGCAATTTTAGCAAAGTTCTTGCCTGGCTTACCAATGTCGTGTCCTGCACGAGCAGCTTTAGCTGAATAACCGGCTTCTGATACACCTGCTGGAAAAATCTGATTACCTGCGACTGTATCATAAGTGTTGCCTGGATATTTTTTATCATCAAAGCGGAAAGCATAAGCAGATTGCTGGTTGGCCTGTGTAGGCAATTGTTGTACAAACACACCTGTAGTCGAACCAGTTGGTCCTTTTTGACCATCAACTGTTACTCGATCTCCTGCCTTAAATCCGCCCATTGGTGACGCTTCAGCAACTTCTTCTTCGTCGCCTTGATCTGCATGCGATGATTTAACATAGTCACGCGATGTGTCGATGTAATCCAGGGCTTTGGTAATCTTGGCCTGTACCCATTCTGGCAAGTTTTCATCGCTTGATAGGATGTCGTGTAGTTCTTTAGCAGCATCTACTACTGTGTGTAGATCCTGACGTGCCATACCAGCTTCGTCATCGTACTCGCCACTGTCTGGGCCGTTGTGCATGTGCATATCCATATCGTGCTCTTTCAAGCCGCCTTTTCCTTTTAATAACTTACTGTTAACGCCGGGGCCTTTAGCACCGATCTTTTTCTTAGTACCTGTTGGACGACCAGATTTCTTTGGCTTTTTATCATCTTCGTCGTCGGCTTCAGGTTCTTCTTTATGCTTACGTGAGTATACTGTACCAGTGGAAATTTTCTTCTTGTGAAATGCAGAATCATCGTCGTGTTTGAATTTACCGTGTTTCTTTTCGTACTCTAGAGAACCCGGGAACGGTGGCTTTTTATCTTTCTCTTTGCTTTTGGCTTCGTCAAGCTCTGGAGATGCAGTAGTCTGAACACTTTCATTTAGTCCTGGCTTTCCGTTGACAGAGTCAAAATTCTTTAAAATGCGATAGATATCCATTATGCTTTTCCTTGAGGTTCGAAGCCAACGGCTGGGCGTGGCGGACGTTTAACTCTTGACATTGGGCTTTCAACACCCTGCGGTAAATCGTTTGTTGTTACAGCTTTAGGTGTCGGGCCACCTGCTACTGTCCATTTGGCATTAGCAGCTGAGTTACGTACTACCTGTTGATTACCATCTTCATACTCTTTCTTAAGCTTTTTCTGTTCTGCTGAGTTAGCTGGATATTCTTTGCCAAGAATTGAAGGTGAGTTTTCATCCTCAATGCCTAACAGTTCTTTGTCCATACCTTCTGACCAATGTAAATCGTTAATGCAAATGTGATCGGCAGTTAAACCACATAGCTCTGCCATCTGTTCAATCTGCGGCGGAGTTGCTGGATATCTAAAACTACCGTCGATGATAGTTACTCTTTGATTAGTCTGCCCCGGAAAATCCGAAGGTTTGGCCTGCACAGGTGTAGTTTTGGGAGTAGAAATCTTAACGGGATCAAACTTTTTAAGTTTTTCCTCAAATGCTTTTAAGAATTCAGCATCAATCTCACCGCAGATTTTGATGCGATAATCAAAGGTTTTTTCGCTTTCTGTCAGGTATTGTGAAAATGTTTTCATGTCATAGTCCTATGGATATATTTAGCCTATCTAGCTTTTTGGTGCTTCTGCGTCAGACTTGTTTAATAAGCGATTCAATAATTCGTTACGATCTAATACATGACCTTCGGCTGTAGGAAGGTTGTTATCGCTACCGGAATCAATGTCTAGTTTAGCTTTTTTAAGTTGTAGCTCAATTATTTTCAACTTTTTATTAATCTTAGCATTCTTAGCTGTAATAGCATGTCCTAGCATTTGGCTTGCTACGTTAAATATTTCGCTGGCATAGCGACTATCTACTTGCATACCAAGATCCATGAGATTATCAAATTCTTTTGTGGCTTTATCTGCCAGTTCGTCCATTTCACCGTCACTGGACTCAAGTCCTCGCACAGCCGGGAGGGCCAATTCTATCTTGTCTAGTTGTGCCAGAGATTCAGATAGTGCTGGAATATTTTCTTCGGTAATTTGAGGTGTAGATTCCTCTACATCATCTGCAGGTGGAAAGCCGAAAATTTCTTCTAATTTTTTTGTCATACCGTATTTACCGGCTATGCTCTACCGTTTCTGTAAATCTGATCTTCGTTAAGAACTCTAAAGGTGAGTCCATTACGACGTGCCCATTTGGTTGCTGCGTCCCATTTGGAGTAGTTAATAGCAACTATAGCACGATCTCGTTCTGACATCTTGCCTTCTATTACACTTTGTTTACGTGGTTTAATTTCAATAAGTTCGGCTACTGTTTTACCGTTGCTACCTTGATACGTAATCAAAAAATCAGGAATGTAATTGGTCATTTTACCAGTAAGAGGATGTCGATATGGAATTGTAACTGACTCACTTGACCATTGTAAAATATGGTTGTTAGTATCACAAAAGGTCATAAAAGTATGTTCCCAACTAGATCTATATCTAGGTTCGCGGGTACCGATATACTTGGCGGTATTTTGAACTTTATAGATACCTTGTGCAAACTTTGTCATGCTAATACATTGCGAGCGGTATAATAATTAGGAGTAACTGGATTGCTAACACCTAGCAACGTAGCAGGACTACGTAACCCATTAAGGTAATAAGCCATTGTTGATGTAACTTGTATACTTGATTGTCCTGCTACTTGTTGTAACAAAACTTGTACTGATATATCAGTTTCTTGACTAATTCTAAAAAAAGTATTGGTCATATTTGCAGCATCTTCTTTATTAGAAAATATACTTTCAAAATAACTGTTTACAACATCATACTCATTACCGTCTACCTCTAAGATAACATTATTAAAGTCATCAAAGATCCTGGCAGTCAGATCAATCTTGGGGTTAATAGCGTTGACTGTTCCCATCAAAAGTTCGCCGATGGTGTTGGGAAATTAAATCCAGAGCTGTTTACACCCGGTTGTGGTTTTGCTTGTCCAGGTAGACCGTCGCGCTGTTTGCGTAGATAGTCTAATTGTTGTTCGGTTGTCATAGGGCCAAGTCCGCCTGGAATAAATCCAGATAAATTTTCTACAGTTCTTACAGTAGTAGTAGCCGGAGCGGTTATGGTATTACTTGGAACTGCATCTCCAAATACACGCTTTCTTGCATAATTAGTATCAGCTTGTTGTGTGCCGCCAACTGGGCTAGCTACCGAGCCTGCTTGTAAATCTTGTATCAGACCTTGATTGAGATTCAATTGTCCACCTTGTCCTGTTATACTTGATTGTCCATCAGGACTTTGCAAGAAACTTGGTCGTGTATCGTATGCGTTAGGATCAGCAAATCCAACAACGTTTTCATCTGGACGTTGATCGCCAATGCCGCCCGAGTAATACTTAACTGTTTCGTATGCTACAGTTAGGCTGTTTTTCATTATGCCGTCATTTTGGCTGTAATCATAAGTGTCGTGGTTCCAAGTTGTAATCAATGGATTGACTAGTACATATTGTACAAACTTATGTTGATCAAACCCGTAAATGCTAATGTCCTTAAAGAACGGAGGCTTACCGTTTGGACTATTAGTACTGTCAGAATAGCTTTCGCCGATAAATCCCCAATCATTTACTTCACGATTATTAGCGTATATGTCTCTACTGTTGTAACTAAATCCATTGGGCATGCTTGCACTGATCCCGTTAGTACCGTTTGTATTTGCGCTGTTGCCGTATTTTTGACTTGGATCTTTATAATGATATGCAAAATAGTTATACCACATTGTGCGAATAAGATCGCCACCATCATCGTGCATTTCAATTTGCACAGGTTGATATTCTATTTTCTTTTGAATAATACGTTTGCGATTGTATTGATTTAGTGTATCAGTTTGAATTTGAAATTGTGGAAGTTGTACAGTTTTAACTAACAAACCGATAGTACTTTTTTCTCCCGCTCCGTATATATTAGAAAGTGCAGGTATTTCAGATGTATTAATATTAAAGTAAACGTGGAATAAAAACTTTAAGCGTGGTGCATTTTGATAACCATTGGAACGAAATACCCTAGATGCATGTTGATAGTCTCTAAGGTATTCGTTGCCAAAAGATAGATTGAGAAAGTCCTGCCCAAATGCCATTTTATAGGATTACAGTACGCCAAACCCTGGGTTTACACCAGTAACCACGCCGCCGTTAGTGCGACCAACTGGAGTACCAACACCTGTACCAAGCGGAGTCTGCAATGCGTTATCAAATCTCATAGTCAAAGTAATTGTTACCGCTTCGTTTCCACCGTAGTTTAAGTCGTTGTAATTCGCCGACTGTAGGAAACAACCATACATTTCCCAAGTTTCAAGAACTGTAGGAGTATATACGCCGTTACCGCCATCCAATACTTCACACTTAGTAATAAACTTATAGTCAATACCCGAGCTAGCACTAGCTTGTTCCATAAAGTCCATTTGCTTCTGTAGCTGTTCGCCGACTAAGCGCGAAACTTGGCCACCCGCATCATCACGTAGATTGATCGCGATTGTTTCCCAAGATGATTTACCAGCAAGATACATTTTGCTGTTGTAAAGATCGATTGGAATCTCTTCAAACGATACCGATGGACGTGCAAAGTCAACAACTTGTTTAGTTAATTCTGTTCTCGGTGTTGATACACCGAAGTTTTCAAAAGTAACGCGGAAGCGATACTTTAATTTTGGCATTAACAG